TGTTCGGTGGATTGGTGAAATGTTCGTTGTATCGAGGCTCGCAAGTTATTGAAAAATAAGATAGTTCCTTTTGTGACATGCGTTTTGGTTATGTTTCGGTTCTCTCGGAGGTGCAGGGTGACGGGGTGAAAGCGAACAATGTACGGAGGGGGCAAGCGGCTCGTCAGGGTCGAGACATAAATTTTTTGAAACCGAACAATACAAACATGGTGAGTTAAAAGATATAGATAGATAGAACAATATACACAGACTTCATACGCTGAACTTGCGCGTGCTTATCACGGAATGTTAGGAGGTATTTTGTACGGTTGCAAACCGAACAATACCGGAACAAAGCGAACATTCGGGCCTTTTTACCGAACATTCGTTGCGTATCAATAACTTAGCCGGATTATGCGGCTGCATAACTCGTGCAGGGACTCTACGCGCCGCACGTCTCTGGTATCTGTTCGCAGGACGGGGTAAACTGAATTATGCGGGGGCATAATTGCGCAGCGTTTAGCAGCTCTGCCGAATCCGTTGCGATGCAAGGACTCTACGCGGCGCACGTCTCTGGTATCAAGAAAAAATGCGGGAATAAAAAAGGGGGCCCTTTCGGACCCCCTACCGGGAAGGCAACGGGCCGGAAACCCCCCGGCCCGCATAGTGTAAACGTGTTAGGACAAAAAGACGAAGGTGGTGAAGGCGTAGAGCAGGAAGAGGCCGAGGCTTGCGGCGATGGTGGTGACGGTGAGGACCAGGGTCCAGCCTACAATCGGCACCAGAAAATCATAAAAGCGGTCTTTGGTCATGACGTGTTCCCCTTAGGTTGATAGGCCCCCTTGCGGGGGCCCTGGTGGTTTACTTTTTCCGCCGGGGGCGGCGCAGGTGATCTTTAAGGACCATATCGCGTGCCGATTGTAGGCCCATTGCGTACCCCCGCACCGCGTGATCTTCGGGGGGTAAATCGTAATCGCCTTGCTCCATCATGACGAAGGACAGCTTTTGCATTTCAGCTTCGTCGCGTAGTGTTTCCTTGGCGTGTTCAATGGCGCGTGCTAGGTAGCGCTCAATTAATCGTGGTGCGTTGCGTGATCTCATGATGTTCCCCTTAGGTTACGGGCCCCCTTGCGGGGGCCCTGGTGGATTAACCTTGCAGCTTGCTTAGGTAGATGGCGGCGCCCTTGTCCGCCTTAGCCCAGCGCTCCAGCATCTCAAAGAGCGTGTCATACTCTTCGGCGATGCAGTCGATAGCCTCTCCCTTGTTCTCGCTGGAGAGAATGGCGTAGACGTGCGATGCCTTAATCGCCAGCTTGGAGCGCTTGGCGCGCGTTTCGGAGTCGTCCGCGTCGCCCTTGTCATGCTTCACTAGGGCTTTGCGTACCTTATCCATAAAGCTGGACAGGCGACCCGCAGCGGTTTCCGAAGCAAAGCGTTTCGCGGCCAGGGCGCTATCGTGCTTTAGCAGTTCCGAGATATAGGCCTCTTTGTACTGCTCACGCAATTCGCGCATTTTCTTTGCGTAGGCCGCGACGGCATTGCGCTCCGCCGTGGACAGATAGGCTTCGGCGATAAAGGCCTTGTTTGCTTCCCAAGCCTCTTTCATCACGGCGGCGCGAGCGCACTCTTCAGGGTCACCGAAACGCTTTTTCGTGAAGGCGGTTAACTGATGCGCGCCTTCGTATCCTTTGGACTGGACGATGGCCGCGACTAGTGCGCCTTGCTTATCCTCGGCATCGCGTTCGGACGCGATTAGATCGGCGGCGCTCTTCACCTTGCCTTTGTCGTCAACCGCGGAAACGGTGGACAGATACAGCGGGTTAAGTAGATCGGTCATGGTGTGTTTCCCTTATGTTGTTAAGTTGTTGTCACCATGTAGTGACGGTTCCCATTCTCCATACCTAGCCGAGAATGTCAATAGATAGTCGATTATGCGCACGCATAACCGGGGATCTAGGTACTTTGTTCCTACCTGACCCCCACCTATCCCCCATAGACCACTTAGTGCAACAGGTACCATCCACGCCTACCTATTACTATTTTCCACGAATAAATCGCAAAAATCTGAAAACCGGACCCCCACCCCCTGTATATATGAACACCCCCCGGTAGGAGTCCCAACCTCCCCTGCCAAAAATTTTTTGCTACTACATAGGTACCTGCGGCGGCGTTGTGCGGACTTGCCTACCCTGACACTTATTTGTTATACAGCGCCCACAGCTTCGGCTTGCGAAAAAACTATGACGCTACATATCGACCCCGAGATCGGGGTGCCTATGGGTGATGGGGTTGCAAGTATGGACTTAACGGTCCGTGCCAAGACCGTGTCGAAAACTATTGCCCATCTTGCAGACCATGGCGTTAACGTCGAGCCGAATAAAGAAGACGAAGACGTTGCTGCAAGGTTAGCTATGGCCTACGCCGAAGACCCCGAAAAGACCTCAAGAAAAGTCACCACTGCCCGTGCGTCGAAACTGACGCCACCGTCTCTCTTACTCGTTAACAATATCTTGCAAGAGTTCGGTCACAGCATTGCTGAGTCGGCGACTCAGATACGCCACTTGGTGACGAACAAGTTAATCGAAGAGACCGAGAACCCTGACCCCCGGGTGCGTATCCGTGCCTTGGAGCTGCTGGGCAAGATTTCCGACGTGGGGCTCTTTTCGGAGAAGACCGAGATCACCATTACGCACCAGACCACGGATGACATCAAAGAAAGTCTCCGTGCAAAGCTCGCCAAGCTCGTAAACCCAGCCCCCGAGGAGGACGTTGTGGACGCCGTTATTGTGGATGGTGACGAGATCGACGTTGACACCGAGTTTGGTATCGATGATGACGATGCCGAAACCGAAGCGGAGCAGGATGCGGAGAATAGTGCGGAGAATGACCCCGAGCCGCAGGCGCCCATGCCGGAGAGTATCGATAAGGACCTAGCAGCGGCCATGGAAGCGGCCCTTGAGGACGATCTGGTGCAGGAGAACGACCCTAAATGGGGTCAGTAGCGGCCAAACAACCGGCCATGGGCCCAGAAACCGGCCTAGATTTCACGGAAGAGGAGATCAACACGCTCCTCGCCAACCTCGACTCGTGCACGCCCGAGGAAATCGCCGAAATTGACCGCATGGTGGACGAGCTAGCCACCAGAAAGGCGAATAACGCTGCCTATAGTGACCTGATTGCCTTCTGTAAGCGCATGCAGCCCGACTATATCGTCGGATCGCACCATCGAATCCTTGCAAACATGCTAATGGCTATCGAAAGAGGCGATAAAGACCGTATATGTGTCAATATCCCGCCTCGCCATGGCAAGTCACAACTTGTTTCTACCTACTTCCCAGCGTGGTTTTTAGGCCGGAATCCTAACAAGAAGGTCATGATGGTCTCCCATACCACTGATCTTGCTGTGGATTTTGGTCGGAAGGTGCGGAACCTCGTGCTCAGCGACGAGTTCAGGGAGATATTCCCGGCCACGGCTATTGCCACGGACTCAAAGTCTGCCGGTCGCTGGAACACTAACGCCGGGGGTGAGTATTACGCCTGTGGTATCGGGTCATCTATCGCCGGTCGGGGTGCTGACTTGCTCCTCGTCGATGATCCTCACTCAGAACAGGATGTCCTGAACGGGAACTTTGAGGTCTTTGAGAAGGCCTACGAGTGGTTCACCTTCGGTGCTCGGACGCGTTTGATGCCGGGTGGACGTGTAGCCATCATCCAGACCCGCTGGCACATGGACGACCTGACCGGGCGCGTGACCCGGGACATGGCTCAGAACGACCAAGCGGACCAGTACGAGGTGGTGGAGTTCCCGGCCATCCTGCAGACCGAGCACCCGAAGACTGGGAAGGCGGTGGAGAAGGCCCTCTGGCCCCAGTTCTTTGACCTCAAGGCACTGCACCGCACCAAGGCCTCCATGCCCGTGTTCCAGTGGAACGCCCAGTACCAGCAGAAGCCCACCGCCGAAGAGGCATCCATCGTCAAGCGGGAGTGGTGGAACGAGTGGCACCGCGAGGAGCCGCCTCCCTGCGAGTACATCATCATGTCCCTGGACGCCGCTGCCGAGACTCACAACCGGGCGGACTACACCGGCCTGACGACCTGGGGGGTCTTCTTTAACGAGGAGACTAACGAGCACAACATCATCCTGCTGAACTCTATCAAGGAGCGCTATGAGTTCCCTGAGCTGAAGCGCCTGTGCCTTGAGGAGTATGAGGACTGGAGCCCCGACTCATTTATTGTGGAAAAGAAGTCAGCAGGAACGGCTATCTATCAAGAGATGCGGCGCATGGGTATACCCGTGCAGGAGTTCACACCTCACCGGGGTTCAGGTGACAAGTTAGCACGACTAAACTCTGTTTCTGATATTGTTGCGTCTGGTCTAGTATGGGTACCACAAACACGTTGGGCTGAAGAACTTGTGGAAGAAGTGGCTGGCTTTCCCTTTATGTCGCACGACGACCTTGTGGACAGCATGGTCATGGCCCTAATGCGTTTTAGACAGGGTGGCTTCATTCGCCTACCTAGTGACGAGCGGGATGAGCCGACTCCCTTTAAGTACCGGCGCGGAGGATATTACTGATGGCTATTGATCGCGGGCTGTACTCGGCGCCGGAAGGCCTTGAGCCTGAAGTGGAAATTGAGATCGGTGATGAGGAAGGCACGGAGTTTGAAGTCGAGATCGTTGACCCGGGGATGGTCACTTTTGAAGATGGCTCCATAGAAGTCACCATTATCCCCGACGCCGAGATCGGCGACATTACCGAATTTGACGCCAACCTCGCGGAGTTCCTTGAAGATAGCGACCTAAACTCCCTCGCCAGCGACTTGGTGGGCTTCGTGACTTCCGACATCGATGGTCGGAAGGAGTGGGCCGACACCTTTGTTAAGGGTCTCGACGTGCTGGGCTTCAAGTACGAAGAGCGTACGGACCCGTGGGAGGGCGCCTGCGGCGTGTATTCAAACGTGCTCGCCGAGGCAGCAATTCGCTTCCAAGCGGAAGCAATGTCTGAAACCTTCCCCGCCGCAGGCCCGGTCAAGGTTAAGGTGTTGGGCGAGGAAACGAAAGAGAAGCTTGAGGCAGCTCAGCGCGTAAAGGCGGATATGAACTACGAGCTGACCGAGCGCATGGTGGAGTACCGCTCTGAGCACGAGCGTATGCTCTATAGCCTTGGCCTCGCCGGTTCTGCCTTCAAGAAGGTCTATTTCGACCCGAATCTGGGCCGTCAGGTAGCGGTCTACATCCCTGCAGAAGACGTGATTGTGCCCTACGGCGCGTCGCATATTGAGACTGCAGAACGTGTTACCCACATCATGCGCAAGACCAAGAACGAGCTGCGTAAGCTTCAGGCGGCTGGGTTCTATCGCGACGTGGAGCTGGGTGACCCCGAGCCGTTCCATACCGATATTGAGGAGCGGAAGGCCGAGGAAGGCGGGTACTCACTCAACGATGACGACCGGTTTACGGTCTACGAAATCCATGCGGACTTGGTTATTGAAGGGATCGACGACGAGGATGACATTGCTAAGCCCTATGTCGTCACCATCGAACGGGGTACTAACGAGATTCTGGCAATCCGCCGAAACTGGAACCCAGATGACCCCCTCACCCTCAAGCGCCAGCATTTCGTCCACTACGTCTACGTGCCCGGGTTCGGCTTCTACGGCCTCGGACTCATTCATATCATCGGAGGGTACGCCAAGGCTGGCACCTCCCTCATCCGCCAGCTAGTCGATGCAGGTACGCTATCTAACCTTCCCGGGGGCCTCAAGTCCCGTGGGCTGCGTATCAAGGGCGACGACACGCCGATTGAGCCCGGCGAGTGGAAGGACGTGGACGTGCCGTCTGGGTCCATCCGCGACAACATCATGCCCCTGCCCTACAAGGAGCCTAGCCAGACCCTGCTGGCCCTCCTGAACCAGATCACGACGGAAGGGCGACGCCTGGGCGCGATCAGCGATATGAACATCTCCGACATGTCGGCTAACGCCCCGGTCGGAACCACGCTGGCGCTCCTTGAGCGGACCCTCAAGCCCATGGCTGCAGTACAAGCCCGGGTGCACTACGCCATGAAGCAAGAGTTCAAGATGCTCAAGGCGATCATGGCCGAGTACGCCCCGGCAGAGTACAGCTATCAGCCGCATAGAGGCGAAGTGAGTGCTCGCCAGATGGACTACATGATGGTGGACGTGATCCCCGTCAGTGATCCGAACAGCAGCACCATGGCCCAGCGCGTCGTGCAGTACCAAGCGGTGTTGCAGATGGCGCAGCAGGCCCCGCAGATTTACGACCTCCCTCAGCTTCATCGCCAGATGATTGAGGTGCTCGGCATCAAGAACGCCGACAAGCTCGTTCCGACTGTGGACGACGTGAAACCGACCGATCCGGTCAGCGAGAACATGGACGCCCTCACCGGCAAGCCCATCAAGGCGTTCATCTACCAAGACCACGACGCCCATATCGCCACCCACATGGCGTTTATGCAGGACCCCATGATCGCCCAGACCATCGGTCAGAACCCGCAAGCACAGCGGATCATGATGGCACTGCAGGCGCACATTGCCGAACACCTTGGGTTCAACTACCGCAAGCAGCTTGAAGAGAAGCTTGGTGTGCCCCTGCCCCCGCCGAATGAGGAGCTGCCGGAGGAGATCGAGGTCCAGCTCTCTCGGGCTGTGGCAGAAGCGGGCAAACAGCTCACTCAAACTCATCAGCAGCAGGCGGCGCAGCAACAGGCTCAGCAACAGGCTCAGGACCCTGTGTTCCAGATGCAGCAGGCCGAGCTACAGCTCAAGGCCCAGGAGACCCAGCGGAAGGCCCAGAAGGATGCAGCCGACCTCCAGCTCCGCGCCGCCGAGCAGCAGCGTAAAGCCCAGAAAGATCAGATGGATGCGGCCATTGAGGCCCAAAAACTCCAGCTTGA